TACCTAGTGCTGGAGGAGATGAATTAAGTTTAGTTTATACGTAACTATTGACTTCCTAGCTAAAGTATAGAAGTATATATATTATTTAGTTTTTTATGGCATTTGTTCGTAAAAAGACCAAGGTTTACCCTTGGCCTGTAGAGGTAAAACGTCCTTCTGAGGACATACCAGGCGAATTTGAAAAATTTGAATTTAAGGGAAAGTTTGTAAGACTTACAAGAACAGAACTTGATAAGTTTGAAGATGAGGATGAGTATTCTGCGTTAACAAAAATATTAGTAGGTTGGGAGGATGTTAATGAAGAGGATGGTACACCTATAACTTTTAGTAAAACTGCATTAAAAGAATTTTCTGAAGATGTTGATTTTGTTAAGGGAGTACTAGAAGCATTCAGAAGTTTTTATGGAAATGCTCAATCGGGAAACTAACTGATGCTGCCATATACTGGGCTTCGGGTGGCAGAAAAACAATAGATAGTACTCAAGAAGATGCAAAAGCTTTTGGGATACAAATCGAGGAGCAACCAGAGATAGATGATGATTTTGAAGTGATGGATGATAATTGGGAAATTGTTATGATGTTTTTAAGAATACAAACACAATGGAATATGTCCTTTGGAGGTGTAGTAGGATTAAAATATGAAGTCCTATTGCTTGCTGGTGGACTATTTGACCTTTACAATGTAACTAACCGCAAAGAAATGCTAGAGGGCTTACAACTTATGGAATCTGTAGCTCTGAAAGAAGTGAATAAGGAGAAGAAATAGTGGCGAAAAAAATAGAGTTAATAAAATTAAAGATTGATTTAGAAGGTTTAAAAGATTTTAAGTCTTTAACAAGAGAAATTGGCAAATTAGATAAGTCTTTAAAACCTACAAGATCAAATTTAAAATCTCTTGCACAATCAATAAGAGAAGTAAGTAAAGTAACACCAAAGACTATAAGTCAGTTTAAACAAAAAGATAGGGTTCTTAAAAAATTAAGAGAAGAAGTTAATGTAAATGGTCGTGCTTTTAAAAGACTTGGTAATCAAATTGAAGCTAATAGAAAAAAATTACAGGCATTTAATGCTACAGGTAAAAAATCAGCAAATATAAATAGACAGATTGCATTTGGTTTTGCAAGTTCAATTGCTTCTCAAGCATTACCTGGATTTACATCACAAGGTGCATTAATAGGAGCTAACATCGGAGGCAAAAAAGGTGCAATAAAAGGAGCAGCGATTGGAGCAGCTATAGATTTTGCTGGATTTGTTAAAGGTGCTACCCAATATTCTGCACAAGTTGGAAGATTGAGAGTTGCACTTGCAGGGGTTACAAAAGATTCAAGAAAATATAATCAAGCATTAACAATTATTAGAAGTGTATCTGATGAATTAAATGTCCCAATATTAGAAGCTACAAAACAATTTACACAGTTATCTGCATCTGTTCTTGGATCTGGTGGTACTTTAAAAGATGCAGAAGTTGTATTTAGAGGTGTATCAGAAGCTGTAAAAGCTACAGGTGGAGATTCAGAAGATCTTACAAGTGCGATCCGAGCGATGTCGCAAATCTTTGGTAAAGGTAAGGTGTCGGCTGAAGAATTACAAGGTCAGCTCGGAGAAAGATTACCAGGAGCCGTGGTTAAATTTGCAAAAGCAAATAATATGTCGATGACTCAATTACAAAAAGACTTGAGAGATGGTGTTGTTGGTCTAGATAAAATTATTACTTTCGCAGAGCAACTATCTGAGGATCACAGAAAAGCTGCATTAGATATGGCTGCTTCTACCGAAGAATCGGGTCAAAGAATGACAAACGCATTCAAAGACATGAAGTATGAAATTGGTATTATATTCCAAGATTTAGGTGGAGAATTTAACGATTTAATTACAGGAATTTTACGTCAGATTAATAGATTATTACGGATGGTAAATCGTATTAATAATGAAAGTAATGCAAGAGTAACAGCTAAAAAGATAACAAGAGAAAAGTTTGGTGCTGCTAAAGAAGCTACTGAAAATCCACTACAGAATTTACCATTTATAGGCGGTTTGTTTCAATCTGATGCAAATAAAAAAGTTGAGGCAGATGCTTTAGATTTTTACAACAAAGAATTTAATAAAGCAATGAATGCTGAAATTATTGCTGATAATACACGAGGTAAATTTGAAACATTTTCTAATCCAGAACAAAAAGCAAAAGCAGCACAAAAATATAAATTAGAACTTAATTTGATAAATCAAATCGAATTTGATAATTTACAAATAGAAAAAGAAGCATTAATAGCCTTTGAGGCTTTAGGTGGCAAAGCAAATGAATTTAAGTTATCACTTGAGGAAGTTACCGCAAAATTAAAAGAAGCTAGAAATGATACTTATAACTTTAAAGAAGAATTTAGAAAAGTAGCACAGGCATCTTTAAATTTACAAGATAATCTTGAAGAGTTAGCTGTTACTTCTATTAATAAACTTGCAGATGGATTTGCAGAACTTGCTGTGTCAGGGAAAGCTAGTTTTGGCGATTTAGCAAGATCGATATTAGCTGATTTACAAAGAATGATAATTAAGGCATTATTTTTTAAAGCATTATTTGGATTATTTCCAGGCTTACAATCTTTCTTAGGATTTGCAAAAGGTGGAGTTGTAAGTGGTGGAACAACAGATAATACATATGGTACAGGAGTTCCTAGTAATCCATCTAGTGTATTTGGGTCAGTAAATGCTAAAGGTAATGTATTTGCAAGAAATAATGTACAGCCTTTCTATCGAGGAGGAATCGTAGATAGGCCCACAATTTTCCCAATGGCACGAGGAATGGGACTTATGGGAGAAGCTGGGCCTGAGGCAATCATGCCGTTGAAAAGAGGTAGAGGAGGAAGACTTGGGGTTGAATCTTCTGGTGGTGCAAGTAATATAATTGTTAATGTTGATGCTACAGGCTCATCCGTAGAAGGAGATGAAGAGGCTAGTAAAGATCTTGGCCGTATGATAGCCGCTGCAATACAATCGGAATTAATTAACCAAAAACGTCCCGGAGGTTTATTAGCATAATGGCAACCTTTCCTTCTATAGAGGCTAGTTACCCTGTTACAAAAAAATCAGAACCTAATACAAGAACGATCAAGTTTGGAGATGGATATGAGGTAAGAATAAGATTTGGTCTTAACCAAAATCCAAAAGAATTTAATCTAGTTTGGAAAGATTTAAGTGAAACTGACTCAGATACTATTGAAACTTTTCTTGATGCTCGTGCAGATGATGGAGATAGTTTTACCTACGCACCTCCTAATGAGCCAAGTGCAATGAAATTTAAATGTCTTTCTTGGTCAAAAAGGATGCAATATTCAAATTTAGCTAGTATTACAGCTACATTTATTGAGGTCTTTGAGCCATGAGTACCGCTCTTATTGTTACTGATTTACAAAAAGTAAATCCTTCATCAATTATCGAATTATTTACTTTAGAAACTGAACAAGCACTGCATGGTTCATCTCAAGTGTATAGATTTCATAGTGGAGCTAATGGATTTAATAATGGAGATGTTGTTTGGGCAGGTAATCAATATTTTAGAATGCCAATTATAGCAGAAGGTTTTGCTTTTCAAAAAGGTCAATTACCAAGGCCAACTCTTACTGTTAGCAACGCTGTTGGTACAATTACAGCTATTCTTTTAAATGTAAATAAAGTAACAACAGGAAATGATCTTACAGGAGCTACAGTTAGAAGAATTAGGACTTTAGCACGTTATCTTGACGCTGTTAACTTTGCAGGTGGTGTAAATCCATTAGGAACTCCAGATCCATCAGCAGAATTTCCACAAGAAGTATATAAAATTGATAGAAAAGCTTCTGAAAATAGAGAAGTTGTAAAATTTGAACTTGCTGCACCTACTGATCTTGCTGGTATTCGTATTCCTCTTAGACAATGCACTAGAAACGAATTTCCATCTATTGGTTCTTTTATAGTATGACTTGGAAAGAAGAAGCACTCGATCATGCAAAACTTGAAGATCCTAGAGAATCTTGTGGACTTTTAATTAATTTAAAAGGCAAAGAAAAATATTATCCTTGTCGTAATTTATCTATGACAGATCATCAATGTTTTATTATTGATCCAGAAGATTATATAAAAGCAACTAATTTAGGAGATGTAACAGCAGTTGTTCATAGTCATCCCATAACGCCTCCTAGTCCAAGTCAGGCAGATCAAATTGGATGTGAGAAAAGTAATTTACCTTGGCATATAATTAATCCAAAAACAGAACAATGGGGTTTTTGTAAACCTATAGGATATAAACCACCATTATTAGGTAGACCTTGGGTATGGGGTATTACTGATTGTTGGAGTCTTGTAAGAGATTGGTATAAGGAAGAAAAAAATATTTTTTTAAAAGATTGGGATAGACCTGTGACTCTTGAAGAGTTTGCAAATAATCCTTTATTTGAAAAATGTGCAGAAGAAACTGGTTTTAGAGAATTATATAAAGATGAAAAGCTAGAGGTTGGAGATGTATTACTAATGAGTATTTTAGGCAACGGTTTAAATCATGTAGCTATTTTTTTAGGAGAGGATGTTTTACATCATTTAACCGATAGACTATCTTGTAGAGAACCATATTCTCAATGGCTATTAAAATGCACTGGAAAGAGGTATCGTTATGTTGCGTAAAATAAAACTGTATGGAGAACTTGCAGAATTTGTTGGTCATAAAGAATTTGAAGTTCATGTAGATACTTTGCCAAAAGCAATAAGTTTTTTAATCAATAATTTTCCACAAATAGAAAAATATATGAATCCAAAATATTATCAAGTTAAAGTTGGTAATTATGCAATTGATGAGAAAGAAATATCACATCCAATTGGAAAAGAAGATATTCATTTTGTTCCTGTTATAGCTGGTGCAGGTAGAGGTATTGGAAAAGTTTTACTAGGAGCAGCATTAATAGGTATAGCTTTCTTAATGCCTGTAGCATCAGGTGGTATGAGTCTTGGTGCTGGAATAAAAGCAGGTTCTCTTGCCAAAGTTGGTTTTATGACAAAAATGGTTGCTGGAGTTGGTGCAACTTTAGTTTTGTCTGGAGTAAGTGATATGTTGTTCCCAATGCCAACTATGAAAGAATTTAATAGTGAGTCATCTGATCCTAGACTATCATTTAATTTTGGAGGGACTCAAAACACTTCAAGAGCTGGAACTCCTGTACCTATGGTATTTGGAACTATGGTGACTGGCTCAGTAGTTATAAGTGGTGCTATTGACACCCAACAAGTACAAGCATGACAAACGCTCCAAAAAACATACAAGGTGCTGGTGGCGGTGGCGGTGGCGGTGGCGGTGGCGGTGGCGCACCTCCACCACCTCCTCAACCTACAAGAACACCTGATACTTTACATAGTAGGCAATTTGGAACTTTTCTAGATCTTATTTCAGAAGGTGAAATAGAAGGATTTGAAACGGCTTCAAAAGAAGGACATTCTAAAGGGTCAACCGAATATAATACTGCCGCTTTTAAAGATGTATTTTTAAACGATACTCCTATTTTAAGATCACAAGCTAGTTCTGTTACGCCATCAACAAGTGATTTTAATTTTCAAGACGTAGGATTTAATATAAGATTTGGAACTGCTAATCAAGGCAAAATATCTGGAATATTAAGTAGCTCCTCAATAGAATCTGTGAATATAAAAGTCAGTGCAGGTACTCCTGTAACTAGACAAATAACTAATCACAATGTAGATGCTGTAAATGTAACAATTACTTTTCCTCAAATGCAAGAGGCAAAAGACAATGGGGATTTATTAGGTTCTTCTGTAAATTTACTAATACAAGTTCAATACAATGGAGGTGGTTTTAGTACTGTAATTAATGACACTGTTACAGGTAGAACCGCAGATGCTTATCAAAGAGACTACAGAGTAAATTTAAATAAAAGTGTTTTTA